GTTCTTTATATCTCACTGGAGATGTCGGAGGACAGAGTAGCACAACGCATGGATAGCATCTTTACTCGCATTAAGCAAGTGGAGTTGAAGAAAGGGCATAAGATGTTGACGGACCGTTTGGAACAAATGAAAGTTGCAGCTCCTAATATGGGGAGCCTTAAAATAAAAGAGTTTCCCACTAAGAGACTTACTGTAACCGGGCTTCGTGCGTACCTCAATCAGCTCCGTAACTACGAAGATTTCCATCCGGACATTATAGTTATTGATTACTTAGAATTGATGACCAACATCGATAACACCATGTCAGAGTATATGGCACAGGAGCGAATTGCTCAAGAGTTACGTGGTATCGCCGTAGAACATAAGTGCCTAGTCTGGACCGCCACTCAAACTAACCGTAAAGGTAAGGAAGTGGATATTATAACCGATGCTGAGTTAGCTGATTCTTATGGCAAGATTCGCGTATGTGATTTAGCATTTTCGATTAATCAGAAAGAACAGGAGTTTGACGAAGGGAAAGCTCGTATGTTCGTAATGAAATCTCGTAATGGTAGAGCGCGATACATCGTGCCTATTCGTATCGATTACAGTAGACTTGTAATCTCGCAACAATGAACGTTCAAAAATTTCCCCAGTACAAACATCCGATGACTGTCTATACAGGCATAAAAACATTTAAAATTAAACAGGAGTCTTTAACAAAAGATAACTTGTATGGGTGTGTAGAGTTTCCGAAGTCTCTCCTGACGATTGACCCCAACCAATGCGTTGAAGATTATAAAGGTACATTACTACACGAGATTTGCCATATTGGATACGAAGTATTCGGTTTAAATGACGATGACGAAATCCCTAGCATGAGCAACGAATATCTCACGAGTGTAACCTCTAATATGATACAGCAACTTGCAGGATTAAACCCTAAATTATTTCAATTTATTTTCGCAGACAAATGATTAATATCAAAGACATTTACGATAATTTAGAAGATACCTATATGGATATCACTAAGAAATACATCGCTATCTCGGAGCATAACTTCCAGGAAGCGATGGCGAACCACCCATCCACCTTCGCGTTTTTCGCCGGGGTCATGGCATATGCGAAGAAGGAATTAGACCGGGCGAACCTTTTGTTTGAGACCAGAGAAGCCGAGGCAAGAGAGGCTCGTAGAGAAGAACTTCTCCAGAAAGGTCAGAAAGCCACAGACCGTGCGCTTGATGCCTATCTTAAAACACAACCTGAGCTCCAGACCATCCAAAAGGGTATGCTGGTTATGGCTCACCGATATAATTTATCCAAGAATATTGTGTCTAGTTTGGACCATCAAAAGGATATAATAATACAACTGTCTGCTAATAAGAGAGCAGAAGCTAAACTAATTGAACAACTTTAAAAACTATGGTTAACATCGAACAACTAAGAAAAAAATACGAACAAATTAATAACCCGGGAGGAAGCAGCAACGCCGAGTTTCTCAGCAAATTCTTTATGATGGAGGAAGGTACTTCTCTTGTACGAGTTCTTCCCTCCAAGGATGAAGATAGTGAATTTTATGCTGAGACTGCCATTCACCGTCTCAATGATAAGAATTATCATTGCCCTCGCATTAAGGGTGACAAGTGTCCTGTATGTGATACTTATTACGACATGTGGAAGGAAATTAATGCGGTTGGTAAAGACACTCCGCAAGGTAAGGAAATGGCTGACATTGCACGTCAGATTAAAGCCTGGAAACGGTACTACATGAACGTAGTAGACCGTAGAGATAACTCTGTTAAGATTCTGTCAGTAGGACAAAAGCTTTTTGGTAAGGTTCTCGACTGTTTCTTTGATGAGGACTTTGGAGATATCACCGACCTAAAAACTGGTTGGGATTTCAAGATTGTTAAAGACACTCAAGGACAATGGCCAAACTATGATAAGTCTGCACCAAAACCAAAATCATCTTCCGCAGGAACTGCTAAGGAGAACGCAACTTACATGGATGAGCTTCATGACATTCACGGTCTTGTAAAGGTCGCTGAGTATGACGAACTCAAGTCTTTAATGACGGACCTTGTAGCTACTAACACTCCAGCGGAGGATAATCTAGGAACAGATTATCAAGCACCGAACGCAGATGACCAGGACTATATGTCCCATCTGAAAGACCTTAAGGTGGACTAGTTAATGGCAGATAAGCTAAAGGTTTTAGCTTGTCCATCGAATCACGGAGGGTGCGCTTACTATCGCATCCTCCTACCGATGGAAAAACTGCAACAGTTATATCCTGACGAAGTGGAGATTCGTTGGGATGATAACCCTTTAGGGTGGACTTCCCCCTCAGGAGAAGGGGAGAACATGGTACCCGGACAGCAAACTCCTCCGGATTATGACTATGAAAATTTGAAATGGGCTGACGTGGTATTCACGCAGAACATTCATAACTATGGAGGGCTTTATACTCTTCACATACTACAGAAGGCTAATGAGTTTGGAGCCTTTACACACTTTGATACAGACGACCTTCTTACTGACCTGTACGAAGGACACCGTTTGTACAATGTCTACACGGAACAAAAACTAGATGAGATAACAAAATACATTTATAATAATGTAGATTTGGTTACAGTAACGCAAAGAAAGTTCGCGGAACGTATAGCCGAGTTTGTGAGAGGAGCGTTAGTGGTAATAAAGAACACGATAGATTATAGCTTACCACATTGGAATCTACCCAAAAAGCCTAAGCCCCGTAAGAAGTTTACCAGGATAGGCTGGGTAGGAGGAATTCACCATGACGTGGATGTAAAACATTTTGTTGGAATTCCGTGGCTAGTAAATCAAAAAGTAGGAATGGAGAATGTTCACTGGGGTTTCTATGGGAAACCCCCTATGGCTCCCGAGGAAAGGGATTGGCAGTGGGATGTTTGGGAAGGTTATGAACGTATGTTTAAGGCAGGTTTTAAAGGACATAGAAATTACAACATATTTCCCGCAATGCCCCCCAATACCTACGGAGAGATGTACACCAATATCGACATCAACATGGCAGTCTTGGATAACAATGCTTTTAATGATTCTAAGTCTGAGATTAAAGCTATTGAGGGGGCACGGTATGGCGTACCGTTGATTGCAACTGACGTCGGATGTTACGATGAACTAATTGTTAACGGGGAGACAGGTTATCTTATTGACCCTGTCAACTCTAAGAGTGAATGGCTGAGAGTTCTCACTAAGTGTATCAAGGACCCAAAACACGTAGCAGAGATGGGACGTAATTTAAAAACGGTCTGTGACGGTTTATACGACATTAACAAAGTGGTAGGACAACGTCTCACTTTATATAAAGACCTTATGGGGCTCAAGGCTCAAGCACTGGCTGAAGCTCAGGATTTCCAAAAGACCAAAGCAGTAGTCGAGTCTCCTCACCAAGTACATTATAACCAACCTATTGATTGATGAAATATCTCAGCGTAGTTGCCGTTATGAAGGATGAACTTCCTAATTTGGAAGAGTGGTTAGATTTCCACCGGGGGGTAGGAGTAGAGCATTTTTATTTATACGATAATGGAAGTACGGATGGCACTCATGGGTTTATCAAAGACCAGGAGCCCTCGGACATTTCTTATTTTAATACAGATATGGATATGTGCCAACTCGCATGTTATTATAATGCGCTAACCGCATTTAATGACCAGTCTCAATGGATGGCATTCATTGACCTAGATGAGTTTCTCTTCTCCCCCAAGGGGGATTTGCGGGAGGAGCTTAAAAAGTTTGAGGGAAGCGCCCCAGGAATTGCAGTGAATGAAGTGTTCTTTGGTTCTAACGGACATAAGACGCGACCTGAGGGAGGAGTGTTAAAGAATTATACCAAACGTCGCAAAGATATTGACAAGCATATTAAAAGTATATGTCAGCCCCGATACACTTTGTGCCCTGCGGGAAATCCCCACTCGTTTTACTATACTCAAGGGATGGCTCTCGACGAGAAGCATCAGAACTCTCCGGGTCCGTTTAGGTATCCCGGTACGGCAGATACTTTTCGGGTAAATCATTACTGGGTTAAATCTAAAGAGGAGTACGAAAGGAAGCTAACCAGAGGCAGAGCTGATGTCCCTTCTCGCGACCCTAAGTTTAGGTATACTACTGGTATAGGAAGGAAGTTGGAGGATGTGTGGAAACAAGACAATGAAATGGAAGACACTATAATTTTGGACCATGTCAAAAATAAAAATAATCTCCGGCTGGTCTAAAGAAGGAGGCTCCACATTTTCGTTGATGGAGCTATGTGACCTTTTTAATGAACGAGGTCATGATTGCACTTTCTATGGTCCTCATCCATGGCACTTGGATAAGTGTCGGGGTGACCTTAGCCATAACTTTTGTTTCGAAGAGGGAGATGTTACTATAGGACACTTTATCCATATGCCTACCCGACCTCCTCAACCACGACGACTGTTTTTGAGCTGTCACGAAAAAGCTATCTTCCAGTTACAGAAACTTGAGAGTGAGATTTCCGGGTTCGACGATATAAGGTTTATCAGCGAGAATCAAAAGGAATGGCAGGGCGTAGAGGGTATTGTAATACCTAACACGATTCGGGGCGTAGCGGATTCAGGAAACCACCCCCAAGGCGTGGCTGGAGTTATAGGA